AACAAAAGGAAAGCAGTTGATTTCTCTCCAACAATAATTTCAACAGACTTGTTGATTGGGTCTGGGTCATTAACCATAGACCCAGCAGGGAGGTTTGTTAAATTAGCTCCTTCCGAAGCTACGTAAACAACCTCTTTGTTTTTTTCTTTTGCATACTGTGCAGCAAAAACTTGAGAAGGTGTTGGGTTACCAAAGATTGGCATAACAACAATACCTTCTGGACCATTGGCATAGTAATGGTCTTCCATTAATGCCTCAATGTTTGCGCGACTTGTCGCACCGTTTCCTGCTACCAGTACATAGTACTTGTCCATGTGGACCTCCTTAGGTGGCCCACATACTACACCTATTCGTCGCGGGCGCTATTAATAACGGCTGGCTTGTAGGTGGCTACTCTTTCTACAAAGGCTAGTAGAGCCGCCCCTAGGAATGCTCCCGCTATGGTGTAGAGGGTGTAGGTTTTGATTCCTGTGAGTCCTACCAGGAAGACCGCAATTGCTGAAAACAAAATAGAGAAACAGGCATTTAATATTTGAATACCAATAAAGATACTAAGGACATCCAACAGCGAACGTATTGCAGCTAGGAAGAATCCTGTGAAGCATCCGATAAGAAGTAGCTCAAGCATGAGCCTATCCTACTACGTATTTGGCTGTGCTAGGTATACGGCGTAGGTGGAGCCGCTAGTAATCCAGTCGTCTAATGCACCCTTATTGATACGCACCTGGATAGACCTACAGTTCTTGTAGTAGTGGCTACGCCCCGCGTTAGGCTGAGAACCTTCCCAGAATAAGTCAGAGCCAGGGATGATGCGTCCATTAGTACCATCAAAGTAATCTAAGACTAAACCAGAGTTCTCAAAGAGCGCTTCCTTAATCACAATAGTTCTAGAAGACGCGCTCGCTGTCCAAGCTAGGCTTACAGTTGCATAAGCTGCTGTAGATGGGGCTATAGCAGAAACGCTTGGGCGTGAGTAGTCAGTGCTAGTAAATGTAATTGCCTGGGTGCTAGTAGATAACAAAGTCTTTGCTGAGTCGTACCATAAGATGTTTACAGAACCACTACCACTGGTTTGAGTCCCACCTTTTACATATAAGCTAAATGTATAGGCAGTATCTGGATAGAAAATCTTCATGTACTGGCTGTTAGTAGTAAACGACTTTAAAGTCACAAGACCAGCTGCAGTAGAAGTTACTGTAGGAATCTCTGACACACGAGTTAGAGTGCCGTTTGTAACAGCCCATGGAGCAAAGCTGCTTACGTTATAAAACGTTGGGTTAATAAGTTCATTGATGCGGTTAGCTTTTAAAGTGATATGAGATTGACGAGCTTCATCAAAATCAGTAACAGCACTTGCTTGTTCAAACTGGCAGTTATCAAAGTAGTGATGCTCATTAGATGCTGCATTGGCTACGCTAGAAACTGTAATAACAGGTACAGCGTAGTAGGACTCTTGAACAAGCTTAGTGGTAACAAGGAATCCAGAACCAGTTGCACTACCAATATCTGTTTTATTTAAAGTAAAGATAGTAGTTGTATCAGCGCCCTTACCACCGTTAATAACAGCGATAGAAATAACTGCTCCACCAAATATAGTTACGTTAACTCTAGGAAGGATGGAAGGGAGCTTTCCAGATACGTATGTCAATGGGACGTTTGCGTATGTTCCATCAGCATATAAAGTTCCAGCGGTGGCGTTATAGGAGTTAAATGTAATATTACATGGGGCTGTTGTTGATACTACTCCTCGTGCAGAGAAAGAGCCCGCAACGTTAGATACAGAATTTCCTGTGGTTGTAGACATAAAAGTACCAAGGCGGTCATACCAACTGATGCCTACAGTAAAAGTTCTAGAGGTCACGCTGGCTGCTGAATAAGCACTAAATGTATATGGGTCTCCAGAAATTACTGGGACTCCATAGACAATTGGATTAGTTGAACCACAACTAACTGTAACCACCGCTGGGCTAGAACCAGCGTTAGCTAATGAGAGGTACCCCTTTTGCTTGTTTTGGTACAGAGCAGGAGCAGTAGCTTCATAACGAGGTGCTGGGTATGGGGTTACAACAGGGTAGCTCTGCGCGTCTTCATTAAACGCAGACACTAAAGCAATATTAGGAGCAACAATATTTAAGTCAATACCAGTAGAGTCTGAGCCTGTAATAGCAATAGGAGTTATTGAATTAAACTTAGGAATTTTAAATCCATTAAGTGTTACGTAATCTCCAACCGTGTATCCGTTTGTTCCTATGTTTAAATGAAGAGTGTTAGAGTTTACAAAATATGAAGTAACCATATCTACTTTGATGTGACGCAAAGTACCACTGCTATCACTAGATGCCCAACGACCAACACTCTCTTCAAATGAAGAATCATTGTAATCAAGCATAAGGTTGTGGCTTGTTTGAATACCTTCTACTACAGGATTAATAGCTCCGCTTATTGGAGATGGGCATGACCAACCAGTAAATGCTTTGATGTACTCTCTGATTCCTTGAGATGAGCCCTTTTCTTTTGATAACTGTACGGAGTCACGTACTAATACGCGAGAGTTTTGAAACCCAATCTCAGGCTCATACTTAATACCAAATTGGTCTAGTAATAGTGGGATTACTGTGTTTGACATCTCTTCAAAGTTATAGCGTTTGTATATAGTGTTAGCTAACCCTTTAATGTAATCAAACTGGTATCCAAACAAAGATAGGAAAGACCTAAGGTCCTCGTTATCCCCAGGGCTAGATGCTACATACGGGGTAGTTATCTTTGTAATGTTAGGCATCAAATTGTATAGTCGTTCGCCAGTTCCATAGTTAGGAACAGCAAACCCAATAACTCTTCCAGCCAGTACCCAGCTATCTTGAGTTGTTTCGTGTACAAATAAAGAATAGTAATAAAACTTTGGTTTATCTAACCCAACATTATCTGCATAGAAAAGTGTTGGGTTTGTTTTAAAAGTTGTAAATACATTTATTCCATCAGTAATGTTTACTGGGTAACCGTACGGGCTTCGCATAACTTTTAGCTCATCCCACTCGCCAAGAGGCGAAGCCCATTTAAGAGTAATCTGAAGGTACCCAGAAGAAATAGCTGTAACAGGGGACGCGTCAAATGTTAACGGGTTATCGCTACCGTAGTAACTTAATGGGAAGGTAGACGAGCTATAGTAATCAAGACCATAACGTGACATCTTATTCGATGCCTCCAGTTACAGTTAAGTCCAAAGCGCCTAGTTGAGGAAGCTCATTGGTAGTACAGATAATGTCCCTTACTGTAAGGGCTGTTACCGCTGCTAGACCAGTAACTGCTGCAGTAGAAACGTTAGTAGCAATACATACATAACTAAAGGTATTTGATGCTGGAGTAGCTGTAATAACGTAGGTTCCATTAAATGTAGTATCTACATTTGTAATCAATACCGTCTGTCCAACAGATAGGTTGTGAGTTGCAGAAGTAGTCAAGGTTGCTACGTTGCTTGTAAGAACTTTGTTGTTGATAGTAAAGGTCTGTTCTTCATCTGAACGAACCATTTTGTATACGGTAGCTCTTGATACGCCTGGAACTGCGTTGACTGTTCCAAGTACGTCTTGAAGGGTAATACGGTCACTAAAAGCTACGTTGTCAAAAGCAAATAGCTCTTCAACTGCTGCTTGAATATCTGTTGTAACGTTTGACTTTACATATTGAGGAAGAAGAACGCAGTCAAGTTTTACTTTTGCAGGCACATACTTTGGTGGTTGGAAAGTAAGCGTTGTTCCTGGAGGAGTTTTATCTGAGAAGAAGTCATAGACTTTATCTACTAAGTTGTTAAAGACCGTAGATGCTGTAAGTCCATCGGACTGTAGACCAGAGTCTCCGTAAGGTGCAATGTAAATAGTGATGCTGCTATAGACCTCAGCAACTGAGATAGCCTTAGCTACACCAGGCACCTGCACAGTAAGTGAAGAGTAGTCTGCAAGAGAAACAGCGCGGCTCAAAGCACGGATACTTTGTGGAGCATTAACTCGAATAGAGTCAGTTGATTCTGGGTCAGCTCCACCAGCTGCAGCTCCAGATATTTGCCCTACGTTTTGGTTGACTACAGTTAGTCCTACTGGATATGTTCCAAGAATATATTTAACTGTGTTAGCAGCTACGTTTCCAGCTACACCTCCACCTACTCGATAGGTTGCAAAAATTTCAGCACCGTTAGGGGGAATGCGACCAGATATGCCATCACCAAAGGTTACGTAAGTAACATTATCTGAATCTGTATCTGTAATAAAAACTGGGTCGTATTCTTGATAGTCAATTAGATATGGAACCTGTGAGTAGTTAACTCCAGAGATAGTAATAGTTACGCTTCCATTAATTACAGGGCTATCAGGAAGTTCAAACTGTTGAGTAGCGGAGCCATCAGAAGTTCCAATTTTTTCTAATGTTACGGTTTCACCTTGTAAAGCGTAAACAGTAGCAGAACCGTTAATAGAGTTAGCTTTTGCTGGAACTGTTACGGCAGTAATAGTCTCAAATACAATTTGAGTTCTTTGCCCATTGTTTACAGTGCTAGTTGCTACCTGTGTTTTTGCAGGCACGGTAATAGGGTCAGTAGTTGAATTTTGGAAAGTAAGAAGTACTGTAGAAGCTGTTGCACTTGTTGGTAGGTACCCTAAGATTTTTGCAATCTGAAGGACGCTGTTTCTTTGGCTGGCAGTAGACAAGAAAGACTCATTAAGAGCGCGGTCAATGTAAAAGTTAAGTTCATCTCCTAGATAGGAGAACAACTCAATCATTGTCATACCAAAATCTGCAGGGTCGCGGTTAGTCCACTTAGGTGCAAAGTTTGGGATAAGGGCTATCAAATCTTCTCTGATAGCTTCATAGTCTCTAGAGGTATAATCTACCTGAGGCACGTAGTTATCTGCCATTTGATATCTCCTTTATAGTATCTCCCGCTCGTGTAAGCAGGCTTGTCTTTACGTTTACAGCTTCAATGTCGTTGCCTTTACCTTTAGAGTAATAGACGTCAAACTCTAAAACTTCATCAACAAGGCTTGCCTTAACAGACCTTAAAGATAGGTATGGGAACCATGAAGCAAAGCAACTAGCCACGGCTTGGTTCACAATGCTTTCTGCTGTTGATTGGTTTTCAAACAACGAATCATACACATCGCTACCAAAGTTAGGCCGCATAACTCTCTCTTGCAGTTTAGTCATCACAGCAAGAACTACTCGGTCTTGAATAATCTTTTTTAAATCTGTTGTATAGGCAACTTCCCCAGCCGAATTAAAAGAGAAGGGTAGGGATATAGCGCGTTCTTCAGCCATCTATCTCAACTCCCATCCATACTGGATAATTAGGGTCTCCGCCTGTAAACATTACCCACACCTTTTGACCAACTCTAGGTACAAGTCTATGCGGTGTATGCTCAGGAGTCTGGTTTGTCTCTTGGTCATCATTCCATTTTTCGTCTTTATTCGCCGTAGTCTCATGCTCATGGTCAAGGCTTAGGCTGTTACCTGTGTGATTATTGGTATGCGAAGCTGTGTAACTAAAGCTGTGAGTATGGGAACCAAAGGTAGAGACTGTAGCCCCACCAGTTGTTCCTGAAATTGCATGGTCAGCATGGGCATTAAGTAGGGCTGCTACTTCAGCGGCTAGATGCTTCTTATGGTCAGGGTGGTTAGAGTTAGCCGTTACTGGCAGGCATGCTCTAGCCCACTCAGTAATCTCTTGGCCCATAACCTGAGGAACCTGTAGCTTGATGCGGCTATCGTTTTCTGGGTCGTCAACATCAGCGCAGATACCTTGATAGATACCATAAAACTTTAACTCATCCATTAACTAGCCCTCTTTTGCAATCGTGTAGTAACAGCGGTTGAGCGTTTTTTTTCAGTAAAGGTTATTTTCTTTACTGGAGCAGTAGTCTTCCATACGGAAGGTGCTTTTACACCCGTTGTTGGTTTTGTACGGTTGCCAATCTTACCAAAGCTTGTGACATTTCTTTTATTAGCTTTGACGTTGTTTTTAATAATCTTGCTTTTAGGCTTCTTTTTACTTTGAGGAATACCAGGCTTTACTGCTCTAACTTTTTTTGCTGGTGGGGAAGCTACTAGCTCGCCACCAAATCTTTCTGCTGAACCTAGGGAGTCTGTGCCAATATAAAGCTCAGTTACATATGTAAAAACGTTTCTTTCTGTTTCAACAATTTTATGTTGAGCTCCAAGAATGACCCAGTAACCGCTATAAGTCGTACCAATTCCATCCAAATACACAGGCATATTAGGCCTTAAGTCAGGTTCGCCTAGCACAGTTGCCGTTCCTCTATATGGAAAAGAGGCCCGCAGCTCAGCTGCTTCGGCTTCAAAAGCTGCGGTTTCTGAATTAGGTGCTACAACATTTGTATTAAAACGGTCAAACATTTCGTATTGAGCTAGTGCTTTTGTCTTAGGATTTCTTTTTTGTTTAGTAATAGATACAGGAGATTTTGCTGCTCTATCAACACCCTGTACTGCATGGGCAGCTTTCATGTCCCCTCCGTCATAAGAGATGGACTCACTGATAATAGGTTTAAAACTATATAGGGTAGAGCCACGAGTATCAGACTCTGTTCTCATTGTAAAAGTGCTGGCTTCACTTCTATAATTTTTAAAGTCTTCTAGGATAGGCTCAAAGTACAACTCTGTGTTTTGAGTACGCAAGGTGTAGCCAATTTGTTTTGCAAGGCGTACAAGTATCTGCCAGTCTGTGTTTCCTGTATGGGAAATCTGTTCAAAGATACGAGGGTGTGGAACCCCATAGTATGAAAGCCCGTGTTTATTTGCTAAGTCTCTGCAAACTTGGTCAGCTGTGTAATCTTTAAATATTTTTTGCGTGGCCTGTTTTAATGGAAAAGAAGCGCCAATCATAACTACTTCTGTAAAAGCTGTTCCAGGTGTGTGGTTAGGCTCAATGTGATGAACGTATCCATTGAACTCTCTTCTAGATGTAGTTCCTTTTATTTCAACTTGTACAGGAGAACCAGGCTTAACTGAATCATATTCTAAGTTCCAATCTTTAAAAAGAACACTAAGCATTTCATGTTCATAGTTCTTTTGATAAAGAGTAGCGCTATATACACGTGCAGGGGGCTTTGCAGTGTCTGGAAATTGTACAGAGATAAAGCTATACACGAGGAATCCTTATGACTGTTCCAGCAGGTATATTTGTAAAGTCAACTATCTCTGGATTGTACTCAGCGATTACCCACCACCAAGATGGAGTTTGATAATATTTGTAAGCAAGTAGGTCTAAACGGTCATCTTGACTAAAGGTATGTTGAAAGTAACTAACTACCCCCATATCGGTCATGTAGTAAAAAACTGTTGGGTTTTCATCTCCGTTAGGTTTTACTGAAAAGAAGTCAATAAGAGAGTATTCATATCTAGAACCTGAATAAATAGACATCGTATCTCCTAAATAATAGATGAACCAGCGAAGCAGTCCACGCTAAAGTTTACTGTAGTTCTTAGCGGAATCATTTCTTCGGTGAACATCGTGTGGTTAATTGATAAGTTAGTAATCCATCCAACGTAAGAAAGAGCTTCTGTAGAGTCTGGACCAAAACGAAATGCTAATAAAGTAGGGCTTAAGAAACCAATATCGGCAGTCTTCTTACCTAGAAGGGTTACCCACCCTCCTCCAGGACCCGCACCGTTAATAGCTTTAAAAAGGTACTCAAGGTCAGCTAGGGTTCCGTAACGAGATAAGTCATACAGCTTTTGGTTCATAGATATTTTCTTTAAAGCATCAGAGTCAGAAAGTCCGTATCTATACTGATTTAAAAATTCTGCACCAAAAGATGGGTAAGCACCTTTCTCAGTTTTTTTACCGCCAACAATGCTTCGTAAAGCTGCAAAATCATTTACTCTATCTAAGACAATACTAAACGTAATGTTTTCTTGTCCAGGGAACGCTCCAGATACAGAGCGCAAACGGTCAGAAGATGACGGAGTTACATCCATATTTCTGGCAACTGCTACAGAAATATTTTCAGGGTTCCATAGAAACTGAAAGCCGTAATTAAAGTCGCTAGACTCACCATCACTTGACGCCGAGGTTTTTTCTGCAGCTTTCTTTTGAGCATCAGTCATGCTAGCTTTTTTTGCAGCTTCTGCTGTAGTAACTTGTCCTGTGTCATCTGTTGTACTAATTTCAGAACCAGTTGAATACCACCATATAGCGCCACGGCGATACTTGTGAATATCATCAGAGGTAGACGCTGGGTATCCATACACTGCTTCGTCACCAATTACAGATATAGCTCTTACAGGTAAACTCCAAGCATGCGGAGGTAGGTTAAAAGAACAGCCTGGTGCTGGCTTTTGTTTTTTAGTTCTTTCAGCTAAAACTTGACCTCTTGTAGGCATAGGTTGTTTTGGAACTTCTGGAGCAGTAGCTTTATCAACTAAGCTTTTAGTTAGATTAACTGCTGCAGTTCCTCCTGGAACTTTTGCTTGAACAACTTTTACAAAAGCATTTTTTGCAAATCTAGTAAGTGGGTTATTTACAACTGGATTGCTGATAACCTTTGATACAACAGACGTATTTTTATTAGGGGTTGGTTTAGCTGCCATTAGAAGTTAGCCGCCTTACTAATAGTTTCTTGACTTGATAACGCTGCTTTAAGAGCTTCTACTGTAGTGCTAGGGCTTCCCGCACCATCAATTTTAATTGATACTCCACCGTAGTTATACGTAGTAGCTTGTGGCACATGCTTTGCGTTATCCCAGGAGCCTTTAGTTATACCAGAAAGAAGGCTTTTAGTTTCTGATTTGTTTCCCTCTAAAAAGTCTTTCATAGAAAACTTGCCGTCAGTCTGACTTGTTACACTACCACCAGGTCCACCGTTGTATTTAGTTCCAGAGTATTCAGAAGAAGACCCGTTAAATTTATAATTACTTGCCTTACCTTCACCGTGTACCCAAGCAGACTTATTAATAGCTGCAAGGATAGTATCTTTGTCGCCACCCTTACGAAGGGCTTCTACGATTGCAGCGTAGCCACGCTCTTCAGCTCGCTTGCCTGTAAGAGAGGCAACAGTTGCTTTAATGCCGTCATCCCAACTTGCGTAAGCTTTTACACCAACGCTGTTCATTCCTTTAGACCCAGGTAGTTCATACGTAGTATTTAATGGGTTGTAAGAAGCACTGTTCTTGTAGTGACCGCCTTCAAATCTTGCCCATGTTTTTAAAGCATCCATTGAGTCGGTGCTAACAGGCGCGTTTAATGCAACAAGCATTGCTTTTGCCCAAGCATCAGGACTTGACTTATCTGTAAGTCCAGACTTAGAGGTGTATCCCCCAGCTTTAACTCCACCACCACTATCGCGGAATGGTAAGTTTTTAAGTTCATGATTAGGAATGATTTGTCCATCAACTTTAGGAACAAAGAGCTCAGGACCACGTTCACCTACAACGTAAGGCATCTTAGCTTCTGTTGGTCCACCGTCTGCTAAACCAGGTATTAGACTTTTAAGTCCGCCCATAAAGGAACTAAATCCACCAATCATAAAGTTACCACCGCTAGCAAGGGTGTCTCCAAACCCTTTAAGCGAGCCGCTTAACTTTAATATTCCTGTCCAACGGTCTAAAAAGTTCATCATTCCAGATATTTTTTCAAGCGCGTTGTTGCCAGCAGTAAATCCTGCAGCTAAAGCATCTGCTACTTGTCCTAAAGTTTTTGTTGATTCTGCAGTTCTATTAGAGAGTGAGCTTACGGCAGCCGTAGTTGCTCCTACACCTTCTGCGGCCCTCTTTCCTTCTGCGCCACCTTTAATAGCAGCTCCGCCTGTACGAGCTTTAAATATAAGACCGTCTTCTACCTGCTTACGAAGTAGTGGGTCATTGCCAAAGTATTGGTCAAGCATAGAAGCAAGAGCGTTACCTGGCTGTAAAGAAATACGAACATCGTCTACAGTAAGTGGGCTACCTCCAACTTTCTCACGGTTAAGTTTGCGCCATAGTTCGTCAATAATCTGTGGCATAGGTTTCATAGAACCATCTTCACCACGAATTTTAATGCCAATACCACGAAGCATGTTTACGTTACGCGCTTGTTGCATAGCACCGTAGGCACGAGTAGAACCCTCAATACCAATACCAGGAGTTAAGTTAGACATAGCAGCATTACCCATCATCATGGACTGCATGTTAGGGCCACTTAATCCATACTGTGCTGCAGTAGCGTACGCGTTAACTGCATCAAATTTATTAGTTGCAGTGCCAGCTTTCATTAAAGCATCTGCTGCTCTACGAGCCGAATCTCTATCATTATTTCCTTGACGGTTAAAAGTCTTTCCAAAAAGACCAGTATCACCAAGGCTGCTTATTCCAAACAGTCCTTCTCTTTGATAAGCAGGTTGCTGCTGATAAAACACCATACGGCTAAGCGCTAGCTGGTAATCAACGCCTTCTTTTGTACCAGGCATTGCTTGCATTCCACCAACAGCGCCTGCTGCAATAGCGGTCCTATAATCCATTGGATTACGTGGAGGAGTTTTATTTGTTTCAGGTACTGGGTATGCCTGATTAACATAAGGTTGTATAGCGTTTTGATTAAAGACAAGTCCACCACCGCCACTTGTAGCGCCGTGGTAGCTAACTTGACCTTGAGTATCAACAGAGAACTTAGGGTAGGGAGCGACCTGATTGGTGCCCCCACCACTAGACCCGCCTAATTTAGACGTGCCTGAACCAAGGACGTTGACCCAACTTCCAGTATCTGATTTAAGGCCTTGTACTTGCTGCCTTAATTGTGAAATGCCTGAAGAGAGGTCAGAGATAATAGAGCTGGCTTTACCATTTGGTAGGTTCAACATTTATCTAATTACCTAACTGTTCTCTTAGAGCGCTCCATCCAGTTAGCTCGTTCTCTAACTGATAAAGCACGTATGTCTGATAAGGACCATCCTGCAAAAGTTCTTGTTATAACTTCGTATTGGTCTAGAAGTTCTTCGTAATCATCTTCGCTATAAACGAAACAAATCAAGCAAGCTCAGCGGTAGAGAAATAGATTCACCGCATGCCTTGCAGGCTTTCGTCACCTCCCCAAGGCGTGGGCCTGGGTTGCGCTTAATGATTTCGTCGACAATCTTATTTCTATCAGCCATGCCTAAAGACAAAGCTGTAGATGCTCCTAGTGATGGTGAACCGTCTAATTCAACAATACAGCCAGATAGTAAAAGGGTGTTTAACTCGGCTGATGTTTTGTCATAGTTTTCCATCAACCGTTTTTGTGTGGTGCCGTTAGGTAATGAAACTACGACTGTTCCCAGCTTTGTTTTCATTTCCCATTGACGGTCTGCTTCAGGGTCTTTTAAAGAGTTTACTGGTACATCTTCAATAAGGTCTAAGGTTGTAACATGTTCATCAGAACAGTGGCTACAACGAACCATTAAATCTGTGCTTGGTCCAAAAGTTACTCTTCGGATACCTAAAAGAATTGCGTCTCTGTCTCCAGAAAGCAAAGCGTCTAAGTCCGACGGGTTAACTTCGTTAGGGCCAATCTTTACCAACCCTCTTGCTAAAAGAACATTAAGAGCTTTGCCTGTTGAGCCAGCTTTAGCAACTGCTTCTTCATCAGCACCTGTCAGTTCTCTAACTTCTGCCGTAGTGTGTACTTGACCGTCAAGGTCAATATATCCACCTGGCAGCTTTATTTCAGACTCTGAAGGTGCCCGCGTCTTAATGACCGTCGCGGGCTCCTCCATTGCCTTTGAAGCAAATTGTTCCAGTAGTTGTGCATCTGTAATAATATCGGACATCTTATACTCCTAGTAAGTTTGGGTTACTTCTTTACGCCGTCTTTACGGTTGTAGTTGCTATCTACGTAGAAAGCAGACAAACCTTCGTGTACTAATGACATTGACTCAAATAGAATCGCGCCGTCAGCAGCATTTAGGTCTGTATAGTTTAGTGTAGAAATCCATGCGTTGTGAACCTTGAAGCCCATACGTGGAACGTTAGCGTTTGCGTTAGCAGCTGTTCCAGCAGAGTTTGGGTGGTCCATAACGTAGATGTTTACATTTACACGGAAGCTCTTTGTTGAACCGCCCTGACGAAGACCTTCGCCAGATGTAGTAGCAAAGAGGCCACGCATCCAAGTAATAGCCTGGTCGTTTCCAAACAGAACTCCGCGCTGGAATGTGATTGGTGTGAATGTAGTCATGCCAGGAATCTGATGAACAGTGGTGTTATAACCACCTTCACGATACTGGATAGCCTGAGTGTTGATGCTCAAACCAGAAATCTGGCTGAAGCCGCCAACCCAACCTTCGGACTTACCTGTGGTAGGAGGCGTTGTTTTTGTTGTTGATAGGATTCGGTCATCAAACACTGTCTGACCATCGCACTTAGAAAATTCCGCATAGAATCGGAACGAACGTAGTGGGTCGGTCGCCAGTGTAGAGAAGCGATTGATGATGCTACTTGGCATTTATTGGGTCTCCTTTACGCCACAGTAACGGTGGTTCCACCGTCAAACTGACCAATTTTGATTACAACGAATTCAGCTGGACGCTGTAGAGCAACGCCAACTTCAATGTGTACTTCTCCGTTGTCAATCAAATACTGAGGATTGTTTTCCTCATCGACTTTAACGAAGAATGCCTGGGCAGGTGTTGCGCCACGAAGGCCGCCCTGTGACCAGAATGCTGTGAGGAAGCCGTTGACTGTCGTTTCAATACGACGCCATAGGGCCTCATCGTTAGGTTCAAAGATTGCAAACTCTGTAATGTCCTTAAGAGACTTGCGTAGGTAAATAAGTGTACGACGTACTGGCACATACTTATCAACATAGCCAGGCTTAAGAGTGCGTGAACCCATTACAACGTAGCCAGAACCAGGTACAAACTTAATTGCGTTTACTGGTGCTGCTGCTGAGTTAAGTGCGTCAAGGTTTGCATTTGTAAGCTGACGTGTAGAAACAACACCAGCTAGACGTGCTTGCAAACCAGCAGGAGCTTTGAATACTCCACGTGAAGCGTCTGTTGCAGCAATTAAACCAGCCACAGCAGCAGATGCTCCAACAGTCTTTGTTAAACCAGAGGATGAACCAATAGCTGCTGTTGGGTCAGAGATGACCAATGGAGGATAGTAAACTGCTGCATAAGATGACGCAGTGTAGGTTGCTGCAGTAGCTAGCGCTGTAGATGGAATAACATCTTCTCCATCAATAAGTACAAAGCAATCAGTGCGGTTAGTTGCATAGCTGATTAATACGTTCACAACTGAAGCTGAAGTTTGGTCTGGAGCATTAATAACTAATGACTGTAGCACGTTATCTAATGACGCTGCTGATGCTGAATAGTCAGATGCTGCAAGAGAGTTTCCGTTGCTTCCAGATGTGAATGTTTGGTTAGATACTACAGCAGGGTTACGTGTTGCTCCTGTATTACCTGAATTAAGGTCAGTAAGAGTTACGTAAGTAGATGAAGAATTTACAGTTGTAATTGCATATCGAGCATCAGTAGATGTCATGTTAATATCTGTAAAACGCTCAACAATATTAGCATCTGTGATTCCACCGTAGTAAACAGTTAAGTCAAAGTAGCCAGTTGTAATTGAGTTAGAGACGCTGATGTTAAGGCTATTTCCCCAGACGCCTGGAGTCTTAGCTGTAATTGAAAGGGTTGCTGACGGGCTTACAGCACGGTCATTAAGTGAACGACCAGCAACAACTGCGGTGTTTGCAGCACGTACTACGTAGCACTGGCTTCCACCATTTGAAAAAAACATGTAAACAGCAAGAGGTAAGCTGTTTGCTGCTGTTGAGTTCCATGCACCAAACGTAGTAACGTATTGGCTCCAAGATGTTACAAGTGTTGGTGTATTAACTGGGCCTCTATCATTTGCTCCAATAAATGAAGCGATAGAGTCAGAGTTAGCTCCAACAACTGGTTGAATAGGGTTTAGTGTCTCTTCGACGTACACCCCAGGGCGTTGAAATGCCATTTAGATTATCTCCTTTAGATTAGACAGTATAAACATCTGTTACAAGATTTCGTAGACGGAAGGGATATACGTATTGTTTTCAGGAATGTTAATGACAATAGTTTCAACACTAGCAAGCCTTTGAGCCGCTACTGCTGGAGTCATCTCACTAATCACTCTTACGGTGTAAACGTTACGAAGAGTACGGCGATTACCTGTTTCGCCGTCTACTGCATCACGCTTTACAAAACCATCTACGAACATAGAACGATAGCCAATTTCTGTTCCTATTTGATTAGGGACGGCTAACTTTCCGAACTTAGATGGAAACTTATTAAACATCTGATAAAGCAATGCTCTATCATGACGGGGGTTACGAGCGTAGGTAGTTACTTGATATACAAGGTCATACGCTACTGGTATATCAAATACGTAAGTAATGCCTGCTTCTGGGGCTACTGTCCCACGATAATCTGGGTCAGACATTTTTCCAGAGGTCTGACGGTCACTGGCAGGTACGACATCAATAAGGTCAATAGTTATAAATGGAAACTCTTGAGCACGTAATTCTACGTCAGGGTAACCAAACCACACCTTAACTGGACGCTCAGCTGTTTTTTCATCGCCTACTACCATGCCTTGAAGAAGACTCTTTAGGGCAAGGTCTTCTGCAACAATAAATGGGTTACCCATTAGAACACCTCTGCTTCCATGATGATAGAGTCGAGAACTTCTCCGCCTAAAATTTCAGAGGTTACCTTTTCGGTGCGATACATAAACTTGCGCATCACAGACTTTGGTGGCTTTTCAAAGCTTCCGTACTCCAGGTCTTGGATGCGTTGGTCCATTGACTCTGGGTAATCTATATTTAAACTGCCGCCTTCTAATACGACGGAAAGGGAGCTAGCTACATCTGCGGGCCAGCCAGCAGCTACCGCTGTGTCTCGCAGCTCTAAAGTAAGTTCTTTGGCGGCTGACCTAGCGTACATAGAGGCTAGTTCGTCAGAACTATTTATTTCGTTTTGCACGAAGCTTCTTCCCTATAACGTACGATGCTAAAGCTCCAGCCCACACTAAACGACTGGCAGTTTCCCCAGGGATGTTTTCTGTTATTTGCTCGCGGAATTGAATATCAGACGCTTTGTCTATCTTCTTATTCTCGGGCATGACATCTCCATAGAGGTAGCAAGGTACATCGCAAGGGTGAAGCTTTGAGTCCCGCATGGACTCAGTACTAGGATAAAGCAAAGAGGGGCCTTTCGGCCCCTCAACTACTTACTTCTTTTTGTCATCCTTATCGGACTTCTTAATCTTCTTAATAATCTTGGCGTCAATCTTCTTATCTTCAGCCATGGTCTTAGGCTTCTTCTTAGCTCCGTGAGCCTTGTCAGCCTTCTCAAACTTAGCCTTTTCGTCCTTGTCGAAGTCGGCTTTCTTAAGCATCTTAGAGTCCTTCTTCTTATCCTTGGACTCTGTGTACTTGCCTTTCATAAATCCTGGGGTAGCCATTACATGCCCTTCTTCTTGACCATCGAAGACTTCTTAGCCTTAGACGGAGCAGCCTTCTTAGCAAACTTCTTGTTGGCGTCCTTTAGGGACTTCATGCCGTGCTTATCTTTTGCCTTACCGCATCCACATGTTGCACACATATTATTTACTCGCTTTCTTAGGTTTGGAGACTTTCTTTTTTCCAGAGCCTGCAGGGACGCAGTTCGGAACCCTTTTGCCACCCTTAGTCTTCATGCCTACTTGAACGTAGCCATCCCAACACGGGTTAGTATCTTTAGCTTTGTTTGCCATTTAATTTTCTTAGAACGGGCTAGACCAAAATACCGTTACGGCATGGGCAGCAGTTGTAGAAGCAGCAATTGCATATATCTTGTCTCCTGCGTTTAACCAAGCGTTGCTTGCAACAGTTGATTTAGCAAGTGGAATACCTTTGTCAGCCCCTGTTGTAGAAACAGTGATGTCTCCAAGAAAAATTGGGTTGTTGTCATCATTAAATATGGTTACCTGTGTAAGAGGATTCTTAGCAGGGATTTCAACAATAAGTGTTGGGGTAGTGCCTACGGTGTAACTTTGATGATAAACAGCCATGATGTCTCCTAGGATGCGTATGCTTGGAACTGAGGGTCGTTGACCATTTCTTCAGGCATCAGCTGAATACATTCTACGCTGAGGATAGTGAACCTGTCTGCCACAATGCCTCGCTCTTGGATGGCATATGGGCGATATACCTGACCACGCCAGACTACACGGTCACGGTTGTTGATATCTGGGCGGATAATGATGTTAGGTGCAAACTTCTGTACATCTTCAATGTTGAAAGTTAGATGTAAAGTATCTGAGTTGTAGTAACCAACCGCTGAGGTCTTTGCCTCACCCTGCTTGATAACTGCTCTAACTACTGGAACTGAATATGGACCAGTCCACACCTTGCCGCCCATAGAGGATGAAACGTCCTGACCAACATCGTAGATAGGGTCTACTGTGGTATTAACCGCATCAAAAACCCACCAGTCAGCATTTGTTCCTACTGGGTGCTTTAGGTCCGCATCGACACCTTTGAGAATATCAGTAGTCTCAAAATCTGCATCAAAGCGACCGCCTGGGGAATGGGCTCTCATTAGACTCCATCTTTGTAGAACTCTAGGTTACCTAGTAATCGTTCATCTGTAGGGCTAAGCTCCACGGCCTTTTGTCCAAACTCAAGTGCCTTTGCTCTTTCACCTAGCCAGTAAGCACACACAGCAGCTAGGTCATACGGAATAGAGCCCCAAGCAAATGCCTCATTTAAATAATCTAATTGACGTTCTTTAATATTGATTGCCTTCTTGCACAACAGATAGCACTCTTCCCAACGTCCGTTGTCATAATGAAATTGAGCCAGCTCGACATAAGCTTCGCGTTTACCAGGCTCTTCCTGCATAGCTAACTTCCACCACTTAAGTTTCTCTTGTTCTTCTGTAGAACACTTAGCTATGTAACGCATAGATGCTGCACGTTCGGCTTTCCACACAGCCTTAGGCAAAGATAGATGACGCTCAAATTGAGCTTTGGCTTCTTCTAATCTGCCGTGAAAGAACAACTCACGTGCGTAGTAATATGCATTACGGTCGTTGTATGGGTCTTCTTCTACAGATAATTTAAGTAAAGGAAGGTACTGCCCACGAGATTTAGTGTCATCTGCCTTGTGCCATAGCCCTAGTTGAGACCAATACTCTTTCTCTTCTAGTCGGTCTACGTATAAACATTCGTGTACTGGGTGCACCCATCGGTAACCGTGGCGAGCGTGAATCTTATCTCCACCAAATACTAAGCCAGGAGTTCCATCTGGATTAAAGTTCCAGGTGTAATTGTAA